GGCATGGAGTTCTGGAACATGGGGAATTGGAACAACCACAATCAATCCATTGAGATTATGGAGTCAGTACAACTTTGGTGAAGATTTAATCTTTGGCTATCAAGGCGGCCCTATTTATTATTGGAATGCCACATATGGCGTGGTGCCCACCGCAATGACTGTAACAATAGCCAGTCCAGCCGTCGTTACTTTGAGTAAAAATTTAACCAATGGCGATGCGGTAGTTTTCCAAACCACCGGTACATTGCCTACCGGAATAACTGCCGGCACGGTTTATTACGTTATTAACGTAAGCGGAACGACTTGCAACATTTCAGCTACCTATAACGGCGCTGCAATAAACACTTCTGTTTCTCAGTCAGGAACTCACCAACTGTCAGTGCGTGGCATTCCTTTGACTAGCGTTGGTGGAGCAAGTGGGGTTCCTACTATTCAAAACTTGGTGTTTGTGTCTGATGCCAGTAGGTTTGTGTTTGCCTTTGGATGTAACGCCCTTGGCGCTACAACTCAAAACCCCATGCTGATTAGATGGTCGGACCAAGAATCATTTACCGAATGGACTCCTGCCGCAACAAATCAAGCCGGAGATTTGCAGTTGTCTCACGGCTCCAAAATTGTTGCGGTTGCACAGTCCAGACAAGAGGTTCTAGTTTGGACTGATTCAAGTCTGTATTCATTACAGTATGTTGGTGCGCCAATAGTTTGGTCATCTCAGTTGGTTGGGGATAATATTTCTATTGCTGGGCCCAATGCAGTGGCCTACGCTAATGGTGTGTCTTATTGGATGGGTGTGGACAAGTTCTACAAGTACGACGGCCGCACTCAAACCCTGACATGCGATTTGCGTAAATTTATTTATGGTGACATTAACTTGTTCCAAAAGGATCAGTTCTTTGCCAGCACAAATGAAGGCTTTAACGAGGTATGGTTCTTCTATTGTTCAAGTGGGTCAAACACAATTGACAGATATGCTGTGTACAACTACTTGGAAAATCAAGGCAACGGGGCTTGGTACTATGGCACCATGGTTCGCACAGCTTGGATTGATAGCGGGCTGAGAGATTACCCAGTAGCTGCTACATATAGTGGATCAACAGGCAATCTGGTAAATCATGAGTTTGGGGTGGACGACAATGCCACCGGAACCACATTGCCAATTGAGGCTTACATAACATCTGCTGAATTTGACCTAAACGATGGGCATAGCTTTTCGTTTATCTGGCGGGTTTTGCCTGATATAACCTTTACTGGTTCAGAGGCTGCATCACCATCAGCAACCATGTACTTATTGCCAATGCAAAACTCTGGATCTGGATATAACAGTCCGGCATCTGTGGGAGGCATTAGTAGCGCGGCAATTACCCGCACAGCCGTATTGCCAATTGAAGCCTTTACCGGACAGATCAACACTAGGGTGCGTGGGCGACAACTGACGATGAAGATTGAGTCAACTGCCATTGGCGTCCAGTGGCAACTTGGAGCGCCTCGACTAGACATTCGCCCGGACGGAAGACGCTGATGACTTTGATTGTTACTACAGCAGCAGAGCTTCAACGTATTGCTACGCCTGCACTACCGCAAGCCGCAGAGGAATATAACCGTCCATATCAGGATCAATTGAACAACGTGCTGCGGCTGTACTTCAACAGGCTTAATGTGTTGCTTGGCGAGTTTGAAACCAACTCAACAATACTGCCCGCCCTTACCGTTTACACCGTAGCCACTTTGCCAAGTGCCGCCACTTCTGGAGCTGGCGCAAGGTCATTTGTCTCCGATGCTCTACTACCGACATTTGGGTCAACTGTAGCGGGTGGTGGTGCTGTCAAAATACCCGTATATTCAGACGGAACAAACTGGAAAGTAGGATGAACTTTATAGAACTCTTTAACAAAGTAGCCAAGGTGGCCAGGCCATCTCACTTGGAGTTTGTTCCTTTTACCTCCATGGAGGACATATTCACAGAGTCAACGCTTGACTCTTTGGATATGCTGATGATGTCGTTCTATATGTGCGAGATCTACGACATCGACGACGAAATTGCCAAAGAGCTTCACCCAGAAACATTGCAAGAATTCTTTGACGCGGTCAACCTGCACAAGAAGCGTGACCCAGAATCTATTGAGTGGGCAATGGAGCACATCAAATGATTTACCTAACCAACTACCGAACCGCTTACGCCACAGACACCGAACTGTTTGAGGACATTACATACCCCCAAAAGGTGCATTGGTTTCCAGATACCTACAAACGGGCGGCTTCTGGTTTGTTTTATGCGCCTCACAAACTGGCGGAAAAGGTTTTGGACCCAGAGTTGGTGACGCAGCTGCGCGAGAATAAGGTTGGCAAGACCGCATTTATTCTTGCTTCTGGCAATGCTCACTTTGCCGGAATTAGCCCAAGAGCTACGGCCCCAACCAGGCTTTCATACGAATACAAGTTCATGCCGTTCACTTTGACTCAGGTCTATGCCGGCCGGACTGCTCAAGCTTTAGGAGCGACAGACCTTATTACGACTGATGCATCAGCCTGCGCGTCCAGCTTAAAGTCCTTGATGGATGTCCAGACCCTAATCCAGTTTTACGGGTTTGACAGGGTAATTGTTCTGGCTGTAGAGGACGCTGTATCCAACTCAGTCTTAGAGTTCTTTGGCGAGGCCAAGGCTTCTTTGCTTTGGAGCGAGGAGCAGACCGGCATTAAACCATCCGCATTTGATGATCAGAACCATGGCTTTCATATTGGCCAAGGCGCGGTCCTGGCGGTATTTGACTCGCCCAAGGTTGTCTTTGCCGGCAAGAGTATGCCGCTTGCCTCCCTGCGCGGAGCCTACTCAGCCAGTGAAGAATGCCCCAACGCCATTGGCCAACTCGAGGATGGGCAGGGGTTTACACGGGCTATAGAGGGTGCGCTTAATGTGGCCAAAGACAAGGCTTATAGGGTGTCAGTTGTAAAAACCCATGGAACTGGTACCCTTAGCAACAACAAAGCTGAAAAAAATGCCTTGGTATCTACGTTAAAAGACTTTGTCGCAACGTCATACAAGGCTAAAATCGGCCACACTATGGGAGCCAGCGGGCTTCTCGAGACATGTTTGCTGATAGACGACCTTAAACGTGGCGTTGTGCCTAAGATTGAAAATCGCACATCCCATGACACTCAATTCTTATCCCATGATGTACCAGCCCCTAGTGGTCTGATACTCAGCTTGGCGGCTGGTATGGGCAACGTATATTCGGCAGCACTACTGTCGATGGAGATTTGACATGGCAGGAATGGTAGACAGCAAACAAAGGCAGCTCAACAGCGCAGAGATAATTGATATTGCGCTAAAGAACACTCGCTCCAAGTTTAAGCCCGAAATAGCTTTTCCTGCCATCCTGACCGAGATGAATCAACCCAATACCGAAGTCAAACAAATGGGAAACACCTTGTTTGTTTTGCATAAAGGGCAAAACGATCAAGCTTTTTTCAAGGCTCTTAACGCAGATGTGGCTCGCAACTTTGTAGAGAACAGTCGCAAGTATGTGGTGTATGTTAAAAATCAGTTAGGGATAAAGGTTTTGGTTACCGAATTTGAAGAACCCGCAATCAGCACTTTGTTTCATGCCATAAGTAAAAACCCTCCTATGCCTAACATGGGCTTCAAGGAGTACGAACTTAAATCTGGTGGCAGGCGGATTGTTTTGAATTTAGGACAATAATATGGGAGCAGTAGCAGAAGTAGCAGGAGTTCTAACCTTTCAACCCCGTAACAGTGGCGGTGGCGGTGGCGGTTTTTTTGACGATGTTTTTGGTGGTGTATCAGACGTAATAAGCAGCGTTGGCGATACCGTCCAAGATGTGGGTGACACAATTGTTAATGAAGTTGTAGCGCCAATTGTCGAAACAGTTGAAAAAACAGTTGAAGCAGCCATAGAAGATCCAATTGGCACCGCTGTTAAGGTATACGCATACTCAACTGGTAACCCTCTCTTAATAGCGGCGGCAAATACTACTGTTGCATTGGCTAATGGCGCTGACATGGATCAGGCTTTGGAGTCTGGTGCCAAAGGATATGTTGCTGGGCAAATTGGTCAGAATGTTGCAGAGTATGTTGGGCCGGAAGCTGCAGA